TTTTGTCCCAGCAGATTTTTTCATGGTTTTTAGTAGATTCTATAACCAGTTTGACCTAAAGTTTCAGGTTTCGCTAAATTAAATTGCTGTAAACATAAATACCCGAAAGCATCAAAAGCGTGATCAACACCAAGATTTTTATTAGGTAAACCTGTATTTGGGGCATAAGTTAACGTCCTTAACGATTTAATTAATTCCTTACAACGAGGATGAATAAATGTCCTACGAACACTATTTGCATCAAATAAAGCAGTATTAACAGCAGTAATCTTATCTCTTATCTTCCAAGGTGCTCTGGGACTTGAAACATTAAATCCACTTCGACGGAGGATACTGTGATCTGTTGCACCAACACCTGAAGTTTTTCTAGCACCACCCGTAGGGTCAGGACAAGCAACAATTCTTCTATCTACCCCATATCTACGTGTAACTTCCTCCGCAAAATCCCATGTTGTCGCACCTCCAGTCATAATTATTTCATCAAAGACATATAGTGTGTCATCCTTTTTGACAGCACAAATACCAGACATCGGGTCAACGTTAAAGTCAACACCCAGCAACAGAGGCATCACGCTAATATCCTCTGCTTTTGTAGAAATATTTGCATCACCAAAACTAATAGCCACCAATCCAGTTAAATTCTCAAAACTAGCTTCAAATTCTTGCCTAAATGTTCGCTTGTCTAATTGCGACCTAGCTGCCTCAACTTCCTCTTTTGGAACATTACCCCCCTCAATCGTTGTATAACACCATCTTTTCCATTGTTCTGTAGGATCTTCCTTGCAATAACACCATAAATCATAAAACCAACTAGCAGTTCCATCAGGTGTACTAATAAATAACGCCCACCCCTGTTTATCAGCCAACGCAGGTCTAATAACTTCAAACCATACCTCTGCATCCATAAATGCAGCTTCATCCAACACAACACCAGCCAAACTTCTTCCCCTCAATGCCATCGCATTCTCAGTTCCTTTCAATTCAATAGTTGACCCATTAATTAACTCCAACCTCAAATCAGTCTCATTTTTACTTTCTATCCATACCCTCGGTACTAACTTCTTCAATGCCTTCCACGCAATGTCCTTTGCCATCCGATATGTCGGAGCACAATAGAAATAAGTCTCGCCAGGACGATCAATTGCCCCCTTTAATAACTCAATACAACTTAAATAACTCTTCCCAAATCTCCTCCCAGCCACTAACACCCTAAACCTTCTCTTATCGTTGAACACCTGCCCCTGTGCCCATCTTAAATCAATATCTAGCCCTGGTTGTGCGGTTTTAACTGTCATAACCTATTATCCTATACATAAGTCCTTGATTTGTAATCGTGCCTAGAAAAAATCAAGCAATTGATGATCTCATCTTAAAAAGACAGCAACAACTTTATCGTAGACAAACTGAAGGTCTCCCCGCTAGAGCTTTAGTAGTAGACCATGCTAAAACTTACGGAATAACTGAACGTCACGCTTGGAATGATTGGAATCAAGTTAAAGAATGGAATGATGAAGATTGGTCTAAAGATAGAGAAAATATGATCGCTCGTATTCAAGCAATGAGGCTTCGTGCAATAGATAAAGCAATGAAAAAAGGTCAACTCCAAACCGTTCAAACTCTCCTAGCTGACCTCGGTAAAGTCGTAGGTGAGGCAGAAGAAGTCATAAATATTAAGGCTCCTGAATTGTCTATTAGGGTAGAGAATAAAAAACCTTAATTTCGAGAATATATTTAGGTTCCCCCAAGCGTGTAGGAGGCTTCAGGTTTCCTGAACTACTCCCCTATACATTTGTACTAATTAACGGTTACTCTTTCGACTCCGTAGCGTGTTGCTCCGTACTCTAGGTCTAGCTTAGTCGCTTTTCTATGAGCTCTAATTAAGCTCTTAAGCGGCTTGCCTATGTATATATGGTCTAGCTGTCCAGTAATCCAATTAGGTTTCTCGGATAGCTTGTAGACTTGATACATTTTGTTTGAGTTGGTTTGGTATGTACTTATTATATATCTAAGCTATTAGAATAGATAGATATTAGTAATAATAGTTAACAATATAATTAATAAATAAATTACAACAAACTATTACAAATACTTTAATAGTCTATTAGATTAATATACAATAGAAATAAGTTCAGTATCTTTTGATTTTTCTATCTAAAAAACTTCTCCAATTGGTTCTCTCTCTTTCATTAGAATGATTTACCTTTTCTGACAAGCTGAACAGCTAGCAGAGCGAAAACTACTGAACGAACAAGTCCAAACACGTAACAGGAAGACTTAAAAAGCTGCTGGTAGGGAACCGATAAAAGACACCTACACCAAAATAGAAAATAGTTAGTCAGGTTTAACTATTTTCAAAACAAAAACAAACGAGTTTCAACAAATGGCAAAGTTCAACATTAAAAATCCAAACACCAATCGAGTTTGGAAATTGCAGGAACTACATGATGCTTATTCTGACAGTCAATTGCATGTAGTAGCATTACAAGGAACAGTCTCAAAGCTAGAAACAAAAGTAGATCTTAAATACAATTGGTCTACGGTTTGCAAAGCAGCTCAATCACTAGCAAGCGAAAGAGCAAAAGCAGATACCAAAAAAATTACTCGTTCAATTTATAGAGAATTATCTCTAGAATTAATTAACTATCCTAGTAAATAGGATTAATTAGATAGAGGATTAATTATCTTCTATCTTTTTTTTCTATCTATTTTTTCTTATGTCAGAATTTATTTTCCTATTAGGAATAATAACATTAACTTATTATCTTCTCTTATTAATTAGAGCATATTAAAAAAATGACAGAACACGCGACACCAGAACACTTTAAGACTTGGAGAGAAACTGCCAAAGCTTTGAGTACTCCTGCATTAATCTTTACTATTAAAGACTGCAGGAAAGCAGAAGAAAGCATGCGCGGTTGGAACCCTATCAAGGAAGGTTTTTACTCAGATCAAGCTTGCACTTTCAGTGATGAGTTAAGACATAGGAGCATAAAAAAATGAGTCATCCTTTATCTACAATTTCAGAAATAAGAGCAGCTAATGAAAGAGCTGGGCATTATTTTTTTAGTTTTGAGACTATGGAATTTTTTAATTCTACAGTTTACGAAATTATAAAGACAACAGAAAAGGGAGCTTATTTTATTACATCAGAATTTTTTGTACATTCTGATGGATCAGAAGACCCAAAGACTTATAAAGTTAGATTTTGCCATTTATCAGGACTAATTGATTCTGTAAAGGGTGAAACTTTTAATTCATATGAAGAGGCTAAAAGCTGCATTGATTCACTCAATTAATTAAACCAATCAAACAAAAAAAAACAAAATGAAACTTCCAACCGATCAAACTCCTACTTTTTACAATTCAAAAGAAAGTAGAATTGACACAGTTTGCCTTTGTGATTCTTTTGAGAATTTAAAGGATGAAACTAAAGTTGCATGGGTTAAAGAAACTAAAAAAGAGTATCAGGAGAAACATCCTGAATTAGAGCTAATAAGCTTTAGTAAGGCGTTAGAACTAAGTCAACAAGCAGATAGAAAGAAATACAAAGCGGGAGTTGTTGAAGAGATTGCGGAGGCTAGATTTGATGAAATGTTAAACGTCTTGCCTCCTGATAATTGGATTAATTATTCAACAAATGAGAGTTTTAGAATTAGTGAAGATTTAACCGGAGAATTATCTAATTTTTATATAAGAGTATTTGACGGAGAATTTCCAAGCCATAAAGAAAGATTTTTCACTGTGGTTATGCCTAAGTTCACAAAGCATAATCAATTAATTTCTATTGCAGCTAAACAATACGAAATGGAGGTTAATTAATGGAATTTGACCGTTTTGATATCGTTGAAGCTTACCATTTATGGTTTACACATTATTACGATGGGATGTTTCATCCTAACTATATAAGAAGATGCAGAATAGAAGAGAACTTACAGTTTAAACCTAGTATGAGTCATAGTTATGATTCATTGAGTGAGAATGGGAAATATATATATGACCAATTAGAAGAGAAAAAATTTGTAAGTAGAGGCTACGAATAATGAAATTAAACCTAAGCAAAGAAGAAACAAAATCCTTATATGAAGGATTAGACCATTTGGTTTATTTAGAACCAATGGTAAAGAAAGAAGATAAAAAAAATCTATATAAGATTTTTGAAAAGGTAAGAAAAGAGGTT